CTCACGTCCAGGCAGGTGGAAGTCATTGCTGCGGTGGTGCGGGATGGGCTGTCCTGGCGCGCTGCTGCCCAGAAGTTCGGGGTGGATACCGCCCTGCTGTACCGCTGGAAGGCGGAGCCTGTCTTCAGCGCTGCGCTGGACGTGGCCCGCGCTGAGTACGAAGCAGACGTGTGGACCCGGCTGCGCCACGCTGCGGGGGCTGCGGCGGACACCCTGATAGAAGTCAACGCGGACCCCGACGAGAAAGGGGCGGTGCGCGTGCAGGCAGCCAACAGCATACTGGACCGGGCCAGCTTCCGCGCTGGGGACCGCACGGACGAAGGCCAGCTGGTCCAGCCCTACGCCACCCGGGACGAACTGGTGGAAGCCCTGGCAGCCATCCCTGCGGACGTGCTGGCGGAAGCGCTGGCCCGGGTGACTGCAGCCCCATGAACCTGGACCGCATCCGCGCCACGCTGGCGGATAACCCCCTGGCGCTGTTCAGCCCGTCCCCCGCGCTGCGGGACTTCATGGGCAGCAAGGGCAAGCGCATCCTGGTGCGGGCAGCGAATCGCACCGGGAAGACGCGCCACGCTGCTGCGAAGCTGGCAGCCCTGATGCTGGCCACCCCCAGCGGACGCTTCCGTGCGGTGGGCGTGACCTACCAGCAGTCCATCAGCGTGGTGTCCCGATACCTGCACAGCTTCCTGCCCCCCAGCGCGCTGGCCACGGGCTGCAGGTTCAGCCTGGAGAATGGGTGGACGCACCAGCTGATACGGCTGAAGAACGGGTCCACCTGCGAGATACGCAGTCAGGACCAGTCCGCCATCAGCCACGCGGGGTCCGACCTTGACGGGGTGTGGATTGATGAAGTCCCGCCCCCGGACGTGTTCCTGGAGTGCGTGAAGCGCGTGGTGTCCAGGGGCGGCTGGGTGTGGTGTACCTTCACCCCCATAGGCAGGCCCAGCAAGTGGTTCCGCCGGATGGTGGAAGAACCGGGCAGCCCGTGGGAACAGGTGGTGGTGGAGTTCAGCCAGCGGAACTGCCCGTGGTACACGCACGCACAGGTCACAGCGTGGTTGGCGGAAGCTGCTGCCAGCCCGTGGGCCTACCGCCAAACCATCTTCGGGGACTGGGAAGGGGAAGTGCTGGACCGCACCTTCACCGGGTTTGACGAAGGCTGCATCGTGGACGATGACCAGCTGCCCGTGGAAGAACCCTTCCGGCTGGGCATCGGCATTGACCACGGGGAAGGCATCGGCAGGCAGGTGGCGCTGCTGTGCCTGTGGACGGATTCCACCTTCATCGTGCTGGATGAAATCGTGAACACCACCACCACGCTGCCCGAAGCGGACGCGCGGGCCATTGTGACCAGGCTGCAGGACTGGGGCTGGGCCCTTACGGACGTGGCCCGCATCGTGGGCGACATCAACAGCGCGGGGAAGATGGGCGCAGGGATGAAGGTGAACGAAGTGCTGGGGGATGCGCTGGCTGCTGCAGCTGGGCTGCGGGCCCGCACCATCACCATCACAGCCCCCGACAAAGGCAAGGGCAGCGTGGAACTGGGCAGCAAGCTGGTGAACGCTGCTTTCATGCGGGGCACGCTGAAGGTGCATCGTGGCTGCGCGGGGCTGATTACCAGCCTGAAGAACTACGCGCCCGGGCCAAAGGGTGAAGACCTGAAGCACCCGCTGGACGCGCTGCGCTACATCAGCCAGCCCGTGCTACATGCCTGGTCCATGACGCTGCCTTCTATCAGCCGCTTGCGGGTGCGTTGACCTGTTGACCGTTTGAAGGTACTATCCTCCGGAGTCCTACCCCATGGCATCCACCAGCCCTGTCCTGATTCCCGCTGACCCGGCGGACGCTGCCCGCTGGGAGCACACCAGGGTGCGCAGGCGGATGCTGGACGGTCACTGGGAGCAGGACATCAGCCAGCGCCTGAACGAACGGCTGACCCCCGGGCGCAGCTACAACCTGGGCAGGCCCGTCCAGTCCCTGAACCTCTTTGCTTCCACCGTGCGCCAGCTGGCGGTGCAGTACGATGCTGCCCCCACCGTCCACCACCCTGACCTGGATGAAGCCCAGCAGGACCGCTGGAAGCACCTGATGGCGGAAGCCCACCTGTGGTCCATCATGCAGCGGGCATCGGAGTCCGTTATCGGACTTCGGGAGTGCTTCATGCAGGTGGAATGGGTGGCCATCCCCTACCACCCCGAAGGCGGGGAAGTGGTGGTGTCGCCCCTGACCCCGGATACGGTGGTGACTGTCACCCGCCCGGGTGACCCGGATGACGTGCTGGTGCTGAAGGCAGCCCGCTGCTACACGGTGGACGGGGACAGCATCCCCGCCTGGGCTGTGTGGGACATCAGCAACCCCGACCAGCCGCACTTCCGCGTGGAAGACGCCAGCGGGCGGGACATCACGGTGCGGGTGGTCACGGACCCCCAGCCCTGGCCCTACGTGAAGGAAGGGGGGCAGCCCTATCTGCCCTTCGTGAAGTACCGGGCGCAGGACACCGCTGACCCGTGGGATGCCTACGCATTGTCTGAACTGGTCCACGCTGCGCTGGATACCGCTATTCTGTGGACCGCGTGGGGCAAGTGCGTACTGGATGCCAGCTGGTCCCAGCGCTGGGTTATTGACCTGATGCTGCAGGGAATGAGCATCAGCGGGAGCGGGGCTGCGGTCACGGGTTCCGTGGAGACTGACCCCACCAGCATCCTGGCCTTCACCAGCCGGGGGGACAAGCCGGGCAGCGTGGGGCAATACAACACCCCCGTGGACCCCGCAGCCATGGCGCTGTCCATCGTGACCTTCCAGGCCAGCGTGCTGTCCAACATCGGGATTCACCCGGCGGACCTGGAAGCGGGCCATACCGCCCAGTCTGGGGTGGCCATCCAGCTGAAGCGCAGCGCCCAGCGCCGGCTGGCCCTGCGGATGCTTCCCCAGTTCCGCCAGGGGGACGTGGAACTGCTGGGCCTGATGGCCAGCATCAGCAACACCTTCGGGAACACCAGCTACCCCACGGAAGGGTGGGAACTGACCTACCACCTGCCCGAAGCGTCCGTGGACGAGTTCATAGCGGAACTGGACCGGGACGAGCGGATGGTGCGGCTGGGGTTCATCAGCAAGGTGGACCTGATGCAGAAGTACCGCCCTGAACTTTCCCGGGAACAGGCACGGGAAGCGCTGCTGGAAGTGGCGCAGGATAACGCTTCCTTCCCCCTGGATGGCCCCGCTGTGGTGGCCCCCGCTGCTCTGGCGGACCCGGCTGCCCCAGCTGCGCCCACCCCTGCAGCCCGCCCGGAAATCCAGCTGACTGCCACAGACGTGGCTGGAATCGTGACCGTCAACGAAGCACGCGCTGCGCAGGGGCTTCCCCCGCTGGCTGGCGCGGACGGTCAGCTGACCGTGACCGAATACCAGGCGCTTCACGCTGCTGTGACTGCCACGGCAGCAGCAGCGGCGCAGGGTGACCCCGCCCCGACTGTCCAACCCACGGAGTAGACCCCATGAATGAAGACGAACCGAAGCCCCCGACCGTGCGTCTGGGGGATGTTGACGTACCTGCCCAGTTCGCTGAACGCTGGAAGGAACTGCTGGGGAAGAACCAGCAGCTGAAGGCCCAGCTGCTGGAAGCGCAGGCAGCCCCCGCCGATGGTGGGAAGGAACTGCAGGCAGCGCAGGACCGCATCCAGGCGCTGGAAGCGCAGGTGGCCCGCGCTGAACACTCGCGGGTGCTGGCTGCGGATGGTGTGGACGGGGATGAAGACCTGTACGAATACCTGCAGTTCCAGTATGGGAAGCTGCCCGCCCCGGCGGAAGGGGAAGACCGCCCCGCCTTCACGGACTGGTACACGGAAGCGAAGACCACGAACCGCGTGCTGCAGGCTGCGCTGCAGTCCGCAGGGAAGGCCCCCGCAGGGAAGGCCCCCGCAGGGAAGGCCCCCGCCCCGGTGGTGAAGCCTGTGCCCCCGAAGGTGGCTCCGGAGCGGAAGCCTGGCAGCACGGACAACACCTTCACGGCTGAAGCCATCGGGGGTCTGGATATGGCCACCTGGAAGGCCAACAAAGAAACCATCCGGAAGTCACTGTTTGGAAGCTGACCGATGCACCCTTGCGCTTTCCAGCGCGGGGGTGTACGCTTCCCCACAGTAGTATCCGCTGCCCAGCGTTACGGGACTGGCACCACCGCAGCCCAGCGTCAAGGGGCAGCCAGGTAAGCTTCCCCCTCTCGCTTCACCCTTCACCATACTGGTGCTTCCATGGCTGCCGATACCTACGCTTCCCTGTCTGACCTCCGCATCGCTGCGTACCTCAACCAGACGCTGATGGAACTTCTCCACGAACGTGGTGACCTTCGGGGCACCATGGTGGAAGTCCCCTTCAGCCCCAACATGGGCAGCGCCGCCATCAAGATGGGCCTGTACCAGCCGCTGGATGCGTTCAGCGCCCCGGGCGAGGATACCGCCCTTTCGGTCACGAACATCACCGATTCCAGCGCCACCCTGACCTGTGCCCGCTACGGTCTTCAGCGGGAGCTGACTGACCTCGCCCAAATCACGGGTGGCCCGGACCTCGACAAGCTCGCGGCGGATATGGCCCTTTCGGCGAACTACACGCTGAACAGCCTTCTGACCGCAGCGTTCGGTTCCCTCGCTACCAGCGTGGGCACCAGCGGCGTGAACCTCTCCGTGGATGACATCTACAGCGCCCAGTACGCGCTGCAGCTTTCCCTGGTCACCGGGCCCTTCTACCTCGTGCTGGCCCCCATCCAGTGGAACGACTTCCAGGCCAGCCTTCGGGGTGAACTGGGTGCCATGCAGTTCGTGCCCGCCACCGCTGAGATGCTCGCGATCAAGGGTGAGTCTTTCAAGGGCACCTGGAACGGAATCGAAATCTACACCCACAACAGCGTGACCACCAGCGGCGGGGACCGCGTGGGAGCCATGTACGGCAAGGGCTGCTTTGCCTACACCGAAGCCCCCGTGGACCGCATCACCAGCTTCATGCCCAACAGCATTGCCCCCGCTGGCAGCAAGATGGTGGTGGAGTTCGTCCGTGGCAGCGTGGGCGCTTCGAAGGGAAAGACCTTCGTGGTGGGCCAGTACTACCCGGCCATTGCCGAAGTGGAAGACCTTCGTGGTGTCAAGGTGGTCACGGACGCCTGATGCACCCCGGAAGGCCCGCCCCCACCCGGGGACGGGCCTTCCACCCTCACCCAGCCACCCCCCAACCCACGGGCTCCATCAATGTCTTCCAACGTCCAGGAAATCGTCCCACAGCCTGACCTGTCCAGCGCAGCTGGCACCATCACCCGGGTGCCCGCCACCGTGCTGAACCTGGTATGGGAATACGTCCACTTCCCCACCGCGTGGGACTTCGTGGATGGGGAATGGCTTCCCCAGCTTTCCCAGCTGAACTTCCGCAACGGACTGAACGGACAGACCGATGGCAGCCCCAACGCTGCCCGCCAGCACGTGCTGGGGAAGGGGGGCACGCTCATCCCGCCCACCCATCCGAAGCTGGGCAAGTTCCGGAACTACCGCTGCAGCGTGCCCGCGTATGACCCCAACAGCGGGGCGGTGGGCAACTACTACTGCGCCGCCTGGGAACGTCCCACCATGGTGGGGAACCGGAACGTGCGCTGGGACGTGGACCGCGCTGCCCAGACGGACTTCCGCCGGCTGCTGGTGTCCGCCGGCATCGTGGAACCCATCAGCCGTGTGGTGGCGGAAACGAAGAT